ATCCGATGCGTTTGTTCGAGAGATGCAGTTGCGATACGGCGAAGACAGCCCGGCGTACCACGTCCGTGTCCTTGGTAACTTCCCGCCTCGTGAAGAAGATACCGTCATTCCTGTCGAGTTGATTGACAGCGCCATGAACCGCGAGATCAAGATCGCCAAGCAGACGAAGAGTGTGTGGGGGTTGGACGTTGCGCGTATGGGGTCGGACGCTTCCGCACTCGCCAAGCGGCGCGGCCCGGTTGTCGAGGAGATACAGACTTGGAAAGGTCTGGACCTGATGCAGCTAACCGGCGCAGTCGTGGCCGAGTTCGAGGCACTACCGCCATCAGAACAGCCAGTCGAGATATTGGTCGATAGCATCGGGTTGGGGGCGGGTGTCCTTGACCGTCTGCGCGAACTGGGCCTGCCAGCGCGGGGGATCAACGTGGCTGAAAGTCCTGCGATGAAAGGGACTTACGCCAACCTTCGCGCCGAGCTGTGGTTCAAGTGCAAAGGCTGGCTGGCGAACCGCGATGTTAAGATACCGAAGGATGAACAGTTGTTCGCCGAGTTGGCGTCACCGCGCTATACCTTTACCTCGTCGGGTAAGATGCAGGTGGAAAGTAAGGAGAGCATGAAGAAGCGCGGGCTTCCTTCGCCAGATAAGGCGGATGCCCTGTGCCTGTGCCTCGCCACCGATATATCGACGATCATGCACGGATACTCGATGGCCAACAAGACGGGGGCCTTAAAGCGGAACATCAAGGGTGTTGTTTGACATAAGCGAATGATGTGTTATATTTCTTTTGCCCGGCAGGTTCCTCCTCTCCCTCTCCCTGCCGGGCGACTAAGGATGTGCGCGGCTAGGCCGGTAATAGCGACAAGACGATGTGGCTCCTTCGTCTAGAACGCCGCCATCCTACTTTTTTGCTTTTCCGTAAAGTATAGGGTATAGGCCCGTGACAGGGAGCGTATCCGTGGAAACAAAAACCTGTCCGAAATGTGGCGAAGAGAAGCCGACTGACAACTTCCATGCCCAAAGGCGTACATGTAAGAAGTGTATGCGCGCTTACCAACAAGCCTTCGCCGCCGCACGCCCCCATTACCACCGCAACCGCAATCTCTTGCGTAGATACGGTATTAGTAACGATGAGTACCAAACAATCATCGCCAATCAGAATTTTGCTTGCCCCATTTGTAAGGTAGAAATATCTGATACATTAGCGTATAGAGATAAACGATCAGTTGTCGTAGACCATAACCATGAGACGGGGGATGTTCGCGGCATACTATGTTCGGGGTGTAATTTAGTTCTTGGCCACGCGAGAGAGAGTACGGAAGTTCTTTACCGGGCCATTGTGTATTTGAGTGAACGCGGCGCGTATACGCCGAAGAAATAGGTTTGGTTGCATGGTCGCAAAGCGTTTTCAAAATCCGAAGGGTGGCCTCAACGAAGCGGGCCGCAGCCACTTCAAGAAGACCGAAGGGGCCAACTTGAAAGCGCCTGTTAAATCAGGTGATAATCCACGGAGGGCGTCATTCTTAGCACGTATGGGAAACATGCCGGGGCCAGAGCGTAATGCGAAAGGCGAACCGACCCGCCTTCTCTTATCTCTGCAAGCGTGGGGTGCGTCATCTAAAGCAGACGCGAAGTCCAAAGCCAAATCAATATCCGCCCGAAACAAGGGGAAGTCAAAATGAAGATGGGTCTATACAGCAACATTGCAGCCAAGAAAGAACGGATCAAAGCTGGTTCTGGCGAAAAGATGCGTAAGCCCGGAACGAAGGGTGCTCCTACCGCAGCCGCATTTAAGGCTGCTGCGAAAACCGCAAAGGGTAAAAAGAAATGAAGAAGATGGACGCAGCAGCCAAGAAGATTGGCAAAGTAATGGGCGAATATAAGCGAGGCACATTGCACGCTGGCGTAAATCCTAAAGGCCCTGCAAAGGCTCCCTTGGCTAAATCACGCAAACAGGCTATAGCTATTGCCCTGTCCGAAGCTGGCAAGTCCAAAAAGAAGTAAGGCTAAAATATGGCATATCGCAATAACCGTAAGCCGAGTAAGGCCGACATGGCTAAGAACCAAGGTATGTATCAGGACACCGGGGTTCCCAACGCCAACTCGGAAAACGACGACAGCGAAGATATGTCCAATGAAACTTCTATGGAACTTCCCGATGGTACGGAAGTTTTTATTGAAGAACCAGAGATGGAAGACGAGCAGGTCGAAGAGCCTATGTCTGAAGAAGAACTTCAGAACATCGTCATCGCCGAGATTGACGACGCTCAAAATTATATAGACGACGACATCAGCCCGCAGCGTGCGCTTGCGGGCCAGTACTATAAGGGCGAACCATTCGGCAACGAAGAGGAAGGCCGGTCGCAGGCAATGTCAATGGATGTACGGGATACTGTACAGGCCATGATGCCGTCGATCATGAAGGTATTTTTCGCGGCAAGCAACGTCGTCGAGTTTGCGCCAAACGGCCCAGAAGATGTGGCCACCGCGCAGCAAGCGACGGATTACGTCAACTACTGCCTGACACGCGATAACAACCTATTCAACGAATGCTATTCCACATTTAAGGACGCTCTGATCCGTAAGAACGGTATCATGAAAGTCTGGTGGGATACTGAGAAAGATGTCACGACCCACTACTTCACGGGTCTGGACGAGGCTACCTTCTCGGTCCTTCAGGCCGATGTTAATGTCGAAGTTAAGAACGTAGAGATTACCTACGGCGAGATGATGGTCGAAACGCCGATGGGCATGATGAGCCAAACCCAGCCCGCGACCTACGACTGTACAGTAGTCCGTACAGTTGAGAAGGGCCGTCTGTGCGTTCAGTCTGTACCGCCCGAAGAGTTTCTGATTGACCGCCGTGCGCGTTCTATTGAGTCCGCCGAGTTTGTAGCCCACCGTCGTTACGTTACCGTGTCCGATCTTGTGAAGATGGGCTACGATTTCGATGAGGTTCAAGACCTTGGCTTTGAAACGCTAGACGACTTCGAAGGTAACCAAGAAACCTTTGACCGTAACCCGCAAGCGTTCGTTCAAATCACAGGCCGCACAGATACGACATCGCGTAAAGTCCTCTACATCGAGGGCTATGTGTACGTTGACATGGACGGCGACGGGATCGCGGAACTTTGCCGCGTCTGCGTAGCTGGCACGGCCAACAAGATACTGCATTGGGAACCTTGCGACTTTATTCCGTTCGTAGACTTCTGCCCCGATCCAGAGCCGCACACATTCTTCGGCATGTCGATTGCCGACGTGACGATGGACATTCAGCTTATCAAGTCGAATATCCTTCGTAACACGCTGGACAGCTTGGCTCAGTCGATCCACCCACGCACGGGTGTCGTTGAAGGCCAAGTCAACATCGAAGACGTAATGAACACCGAAGTCGGTGGCATCATCCGTATGCGCGCACCGGGTATGGTGCAGCCGTTCACAATGCCGTTCGTCGGGCAGCAAGCCTTCCCGATGTTGCAGTACATGGATGAACTGCGCGAGAACCGTACAGGTATTTCCAAGGCCGCATCCGGCCTCGATGCGAATGCGCTTCAGTCTTCGACCCGCGCTGCTGTCGCAGCCACGATTACTGCTGCGGCGCAGCATATCGAACTGATCTGCCGTATCTTCGCCGAGACGGGTATGAAGAGCCTGTTCCACAAGTCGATGCAGCTTATCGCCAAGAACCAAGATGCACCGCGCATGGTGCGTCTACGTAATACGTTCGTGCCGATTGACCCGCGTGTGTGGGATACAAACATGGATGTCGTCGTCAACGTCGCTATCGGTACTGGCAGCAACGAAGAGAAGATGGCGTTCTTGGGTCAAGTCGCAGCCAAGCAAGAGATGCTCATGCAGATGGGCGCGCCACTGGCCGACATGCAGGGTTACTACAACACGCTATCTCAGATGATGGCGCTGGCTGGATACAAAGACCCAACTGTATTCTTCAAAGACCCAGCCACGATGCCACCTCCTCCACCGCCTGCACCACCGCAGCCGACACCGGAAGAGATGCTGTCGCAGGTTCAGATGGAAGCAATCCGCGCTGACATTCAAAAGAAGGCCGCAGAACTTGAGTTGCAGCGCGAAGAGATGCTGCGC